GCAAAAGCATAAGCCATCCCACACAAGATGAACGTCAGGGACACCACCACCATTTCTGTTTTCTATTCTAGTTGCTAGACATTTCGGAGGCAGATTCTTCTTCACTATGCTCCAAAAGTTTTTCTCCAACATCATTAATCTCCTGATATTCACCTTCTATAAATGCCTGTGGATATTCACGTCTTAACTTTGCTAACCGCAAAGCGATCTCCTCTTTTGACATTTCATCTAATTGGTGAATTTGTTCACGTCTATCAACAGTCAAACCACCTAATGCAGAGCGTATCTTTTCAGCGTTAATAGCAGATGAAAACTGACCAGACTCTTCAGCCCCTTCAGATAAATCTTTTAGACGTTTAAGTTGTCCAATAAGAGTTACACCATATTTTCTTTCACGCTCTTCCCTTAATTCTTCTATATACTCTATGAGTAAAGGAAATCTTCCATCCAATAATTTATATGCCATTTGATGTGGTGCTTTATCTGTATATCCAGCTTTTCTAGCACATTCAGCATTAGAATAGATTCCTTCAACGTAAAATTGAGCAAAAGTTTTTTGTCTTTCTGTTAGTCCTTTTGGTCTTCCAAGTTTGTTTGGCACACTTGTCTCCTAAATTTGTCACACTTGTCACACTTCTATCCCTTTATAACAAGGTTTTCGGCATTTTTGAAATTATCTATATAGGTGTTTTTACCATATATAGGCAAAGTAGTGTGACAAACGTGACATAACGTGACAAATTTTGGAATTGTAAGGTACTGGAAAAAAACAAAACTTTTATTTTTGTCACACTTGTCACACTTGTCACACTACATTTGAAATTATTTTTTTATTTTTTTTTTTTCAGGAAATAGTCTTATAAGTGTGACAACGTGCCAAGGTACATGAGTAATTGTTTTTTATGTTGCATACTGTCCCAGATTAGTATATTCTGAAAATACCTTAACATTATCCATAGGAGGACAAAAATGGATTCAGTTCAAGAAGCGTGGGGCGTGTTTCCCAAAAGAGCAATCTTAAATATTAATATGGAGTGTTGTAATTGTGGTGGTCATGGTTACGACATTCAGCCAGATACTCGTGAGGTTATTAATTGTAGTGAGTGTGATGGTTCTGGTTTTTACTTTCAACATAGATTTGAATTAGGAGATGACTAATGGATAAAAGAGAAGCACAAAAATTAAGAGAGGAATTAAATAAAGTTCTCATGTCATTTGATAGTGACTATCAGGCAATGGTTGGACATTGCACTTATGACACATTTGATGCCAATTTTAAAGTTTCGTTTTCTAAAAAAGGCACTCCAAGCAAGGAAGAGCGTGACTTGGCATATTATTCAGAGCTTGATGGTATAGATCCAAATAGAATAGCTGACTTACCAAAAGGTAAATATTCCATGATAGGTTATAATGAGAAGGCAAAGACAATGCCTTACATAATAAAGAAGTTGCCTTCGGGTGGTGAGTTTAAAATCGACCGAGATTCCGCAAAAAGATATTTCGGTTTACTAAAAGTAAAAGATTTGGATGTTAAAGAAAATGGATTGGAGATTTAAGATGAGTACAAGAGCGGTTTATACATTTCGGGATATCATGAACGATGGAAAACAATATCACGTTTACAAGCATCATGATGGATACCCACAAGGTGCAATGCAATGGATCAGGAATGCATTACCATTTGCATGGAAAGCTCCACGATTTGAGCCAAGTGATTTTGCGTGTGCTTTTGTTTGCGGAAACAAAGGCAAAGGGGGTGGGGGTATTTACCTCACCAACCATTGGGTAGATCATGGTGACTTGGATTATCGGTATGAAATTTTCATGGATGGTGAAATCAAAGTGGATTTATTTCAGAAAGAATATGGCACGATGACAGAAAGCTGGAGAACGATTAATTCTGGCGTTGCTCTTGATGACGAGAGATATTTGGAATTTGCAGAATTTAATATGAGGGTTGGATAATGAATAGGATATATCAGACTAAGAATGTTCCTGATCCCAATGATGACAATTTAAGCTTCGACATAGATCGTCTTTGGTCTAACAAATTTAAAATTGAAGTGACTCAAAACTATGAAGATTCTGGTATGTGGAATGTATGCGCCTTTGATAATAATGGTGATTATTTTCATTCTTACGACTGTAAGAATGAAAAGGAAGTACTTGATACCATAAGAGAAATTTCAAAAGAAGAAATGGAAGAAGAGTATGAGTCAAGTGAAGATTAGAATGACTTCTCAAAAAACAACGTTTGATGAATGGATGAAGGAATTGGACAAAGTCCTATCATCTTACACAGGTGGCATTACTCACGATGATTTACCTGACGCGGATTATTGTGGGTATTTTGATGATGGCATTTCCGTAAGGGATGCCATCAGAGATTTTGTTTGGGACGATTGGGTTGGATTTGAACCTCTACAATATTTATTAGAGGATTATTTGAGCGTTACTGACGAGTCTTGAATAGACGAAACAGGCATTTATAGTGCCTGTCTGACGCAAGTCTGAAAACAAACATGAAACTGGAGATTAAAAAATGTTTAAATTTGTTTTTAAAAACGGAGATACCTTGGAGATGAAGGGTATCAAATATCTTGAAGCAAACTCGGAAGAGACTTATTGCTTTAACGCTAATGTCTATCTTAATGGCAAGAAAGTTATTGAGGTCAGCAACGATGGACATGGTGGAGCAAATCGGGAATATCCGACAGAGGCTTTTGGGTATGGTGGTTTAAGAGATATCGAAAAAAGATGTCGTGAGGAAATGCCAAAATGGACGATGGATCACTTTGTTGATCCAGAGAACAAAACCGAACATGATACTACTTTTGAACATTGGTGTTTAAGTCAGGTTGGGGATTGGTTAGACGAGAAGCACTATAAAAGACAATTATCTAAGAAGGTGTTTATCGTTGAGAAGAACGAGCCGAATGAAATATATGAGATTAAATTTCTGAATAAACCGAAGAAAATAGAAAAAAGTCATATCGTGTCTGCTCGTGGTTTATACCCAGAAGCGTTGATATTGAATGACATTCCATTAAACGAAGCTATTGCAATCTTTAAAAACGGAGGATTATTAAATGCCTAATTGGTGTCAAAATGTAATTTATGTAAATCATGAGGATTTTAAAACTATAAAGTCCACACTTAACGCACTTGAGGAAAGCCGATTGTGTGATCACATCACTCCAATGCCCGATGTTTTAAAGGATATTCATTCGGGGCATTGCACGATAAATGGTGAGCAACATAGTGTGTGGCGAGTAGATGCGCCACGTGATGCCGATTTTATAACCCAAATGGATGCTGAAAGTATTGCTATTCCGATTGAGGAGCAAAGGGAAATTGTCCGAAAACATGGACACGTTAGACCTCTGGATTGGACAAATGCAAATTGGGGCATGAAATGGGATATTTCAGAGGTTAGTTATCATGGGTTTGGGACTCAGTCCGTTCATAAGGACTTAGGATTACATTGCTTTAAGTTTGATACTCCGTGGTGTCCACCCATTCCTATCTTTGAAAAAATGCATAAACTAGGATATGTGTTGTTTGCTGAATACATAGAATATGGTGGTGGATTTTGTGGACAGTTTATAAATGGTAAGGAAATTTATCATAACAAGATTCCAGAGGATTGGTCTGCAAATGAATATCTCAGGGATGAATACGCATGACTTATATTTTAAAGGATTTAACATGGGAAGAGAGGTTGATTCTTGTCAACCTCTTGGATCATTACATTGATTCAAACTTTAGTGAGCGACCAGAATGGGAGCATTTGGATAGGTTTGGTCACGCTCTTGTAGCATATACTAAATTAAGGGATAGCTTAGAGGAGGACAAGAAATGAGAGTGCTTAGTCTATTTGATGGAATGTCATGTGGACGCATTGCTCTTGAGCGGATGGGGATTACTCCATCCGCTTACTATGCAAGCGAAATCGATAAGTATGCGATCCAAGTGGCAAGAGCCAACTATCCTGACACGATACACGTTGGGGACGTGACCGAATTAAAAGAACCCGACCTCCCGAACATTGATTTATTATTTGGTGGTTCACCATGTCAGGGATTTTCATTTGCTGGGGGTCAGCTAGCATTCGATGATCCTCGTTCCCGATTATTTTTTGAGTATGTGCGTTTATTAAAGGCGTTGCAGCCGAAATATTTTTTACTTGAAAACGTAAACATGAAACAGATTTATCAGGATGTGATTAGCGAACAGCTTGGAGTAAAACCGATTAGGCTCAACTCCAACATCGTATCGGCTCAGAACCGAGACAGATTGTATTGGACAAATATTCCAGTTCGCTCCATCCCAGAAAACAAACACATTTATCTAAAAGACATATTAGAGGATGGTTTCACCGATAGGCAGAAAGCTCATTGTATTGATGCCAACTATTTTAAAGGTGGCAATCTCAGGACATATTTTGAGAAAAGCAGAAGACAGTTAGTATTTGATTTCAATACTCCGAGCGATAGCGGATTGATACTTGCGGGTGAGGCAGATTTAAATGGGCACGATATTATAAAGCGTGTCTATCATCCCGATGGTAAAGCCCCGACACTTTGTTCAAGTCAGGGGGGTAATCAAGAACCGAAGATATTGCAAGTGCCAAGAGGCAAGAATCAAGGTGGCATAAAAGCAAAGGACGGCAAAGTTCCGACCATGAGCGGTTCAGCTTGGGAGCATAATAATTTTGTTGTGTATGGTGGTTCATTTAGGGGACGCTATCGTGTTGATGGTGTGCGGCAGGATCATAAAATGAAAGTATCGGGCATGACAGAACAGGAATTGGAGTTGCGAGAAGATGGCAAGTCCAATTCACTAACCACAGTTGAGAAGGATAATGTAGCGGTAAATGTTGAAGAATTGATGTGGAGAAAGCTCACACCCATCGAGTGCGAGCGATTGCAAACAGTTCCTGACAATTACACGGCTCATGTATCTAACACCCAACGCTATCGAATGTTAGGCAATGGGTGGACTGTGGATATGATATGTCACTTATTGAAAGGATTAAAATGACATGACTTGGAAGCGTTGTACTGTATGCGGAGAGAGGGCTGACGCATTAGAAAATAACAAGCCTTATTGTTCAGAACATTGGTTTAAATTCTTCACCACAGGAGGACAAAATGGGAAGAGTAAAAGATTGGTTAATGGAGATGGAAGAGGACGCTCAGTATCTAGGTCGAGAGGACTGGATCGAGAAACATGGAGAAACACAACTTGATGTTTATAATGAGGTTCAACAGGAATTGTTTTTAATGAGAAGTCAGGACTATAATGATCAGTAAGTATCTTGCTGTGTTGTTAATATGCACTAACGGAGAATGTTCTTGGGTTCAAAGTAAGACGGCACATGAAGAGTTGTGGCAATGTTTATATGACATTGCCCATCTTGCACCCGAATATTATGAGAACAAAACAGTTCTTCAAGTGGATTGTATCTTAGTAAATAATTAAAAGGAGATTATTAAATGATTAAGAAGTTATTAAAAATGGTTTTTCCAAAATGGTTTCCCGAAAAAACCGTTGTATCAGTAAAGGGCGTTGGGTCCTCTGTTCCCCAACACAAATCTGTAGTAAAAGCCGTTTCGGCTGCCAAAAAGGGGGTAAATAAAAAAAGAGGTAGACCTAGAAAGACAAAGTCTTGATTGAAGCTCTAACTTGTTTGGCTTTAAATATTTATTGGGAAGCCCGAAATCAATCAACGATGGGTCAGGTGGCAGTCGCTCAAGTAACCATAAACCGTGTTATGGATGACAGATTCCCCGACACGGTTTGTGAAGTTGTCATGCAAGGAGAGACA